TTTCATATTAGTCACAGCGCGAGATAACTTTACAGCTTCAAGAGTGCATTGCCCTGGTTCACCTTGCGCTTCAAATATCTCTTGATATGTGCGCACGCTGTCACTAGCTGTCAACGTGCAGCACTTGCCATCAAAACTCAGAGCTACATGGTTATAAATTGGCATCATTGCTCGACCATTTGCAATTTTGGCCGCTTTCTTAATTACGCTTAAAAATGTTGATTTATCTGTGATTATTTTCATTAGAAAAACTCGTATTGTTTAATAGATGCTGATTCAAGATTGCGCACAGCTAGATTAAAATAAGACTCTTTAAGCTCCGCCCCGATAAATTTACGACCCATCTTTAACGAAATGTAGCCTTCTGACCCAATACCCATAAAAGGCGACCATACGACATCATCTGGATTGCTCCATAGTTGTACGCATCTTTGGATTACATCTAGCTGTAATGGGCAAATATGGCGCTCGTCGTCACTGTCTCGGCCTTCTCTAAAGTTCAATGTATCGGATTGGTTTACGTCCATCCAGATAGGGCTTGCGTAACGCTGCCAAACGTCCACGCTAGTATTTTGGCTTGATGGCTTAACCTTCCAGCAAGTACGGCCATCATCCCATTCGTGGCGCTCAAAATCAGGAGCAGGGCTATCACCTACATAATATTTAAACTCACCAGCGATATGATCTACGTTTGTGCCAGGCTTGCGCATCATTATCATTGTATCAGGTATGCCCATTCTACTCATTGAGCTGTCTTTTTTGATGGTCTTATGAAGCAGTCCAAGCGCCTTAGTTCTTTGCATTGCTATAACTGGATCTTTCCAAATAACAACCTCAGAATGAAAAATAAAACCAGCATCTTGATATGCTTTTATTAATTCGCCTCTAAAATCTCTAATGCCTATAAATCCATCATTTTGTTTTGATGTAGGTAGATTCATACAGTGAATAGCAACAATACGGCCTGATTTCATTACTCTAAATTGCTCTTTAACTAAAAATAAATATTGCTGCCAGAACTCGTTTGAGTCTTTACTGTTGCCCATATCTCTATCGCTGTTTGAGTATGTGTATAAAGATTCAAAAGGAGGGCTGAACACTGAAAAACCCACTGATTCATCAGGCAATCCACGAGCCACTTCAACGGTATCTGCATGATAAATTGACATATCATCATTAATTATTTGATTGATTACTTTAGCCATTTCGCTATCTCCATTATTATAGTTGGGTTATATTCTGTCTTTGTAGTTGATGCGCTGAATATCTCTTTATCCATTGCAGTTTTCATGTGATCAATCATCATCGCGCCTAAATGATAGTTTTGTTTGTCTTTTCTTTGGATGTTCTCAATTACAGATCCTTCAGTATCTGCCGAAATAACATGAACATGAACGTCATTCTTTTGACCAAAACGCCAGCATCTACGTATAGCTTGATAATAAGACTCCCAGCTATCAGATAAACCAACGAATATCATTTGATTGCAGTTTTGCCAGTTCATACCGAAACCCGCTATTTTAGGTTTGCTTACAAGCACTCGAACATCGCCAGACGAAAAACCGATCAATGATGATGACTTATGTTCTGGTTTGTCGCTGCCTTTTACTTCCACCGCATCGTTTATGAGTTTAGTTAATTTTTCTGACTCTTCATTTAAATTACACCAAACCAATACTTGACCTTCCATAGAGTTAGCAATGTCAGCAGCTCGCTGAACTCGTTCGTCTACTGAATCTTTTCGTGCTTTATTTCGATCTTGCAAGCCTTGCGCTGGATCTACTATCAGAGAATCGACTGGATCAGTTTCAATAACATGAGAATGATAAACGATAGGCTTTAATTTATGTCGTGATCCATCAAAACCTAAATCTGCTGGATTTCTTATTACTACAGCCCATGATGCCATCCACTCGAAAAACCTTGACTGACCATGGCCTTTTAATCGCCATTTTGAAGTATCAGAACCATCATGAATAAAAAACATAGCGAGCATTTCAATCTGGCTCATAATTCCTAAAAATTCTGATTGCGTTCCTATCTCCATAAAATCATTTGGGCTTGGCGTAGCTGTGCAACTTAATCGATAAGGAATTGATAATGCGAACTCTGTTATCTCTTTTCGTCGAGATCCATTCATGCCTTTTAAAATGCTTGATTCATCGATTACGATGCCTGAAAAGTACGAGCTATCATATTTATGTAGTTGCTCATAGTTAGTGATCTGAATGCCATCAATAACTATATCAGGATCAGCTTTAAATATAGGTATTCCGTATTTTTCACCTTCTAGTATTGTCTGACTAGATACAGCTAATGGCGCTAAAATTAATACAGGCTTTTTAGTATGCAAATAGACTTGATACGCCCATTCGAGCTGCATGATTGTTTTACCGAGTCCGGTATCAGCAAAAATAGCGGCTTTTCCTCTTTTTAAGGCCCATTTGACTATCGGTATTTGATAATCAAAAAGGTTTTTATTCAAATCATCACAGACAAATCCTGATTGCTCATGCCTGAATGATTTATTAGATAAAAACTCTTCATACTTCATAATTTCCCCTATTTATTATTAAATCAGAACGCACACTATTAATCATTTAATATTAAATGTAAATAGTTTTTTATTAAAATATCTACGAATTAAATATGACCTGGTTATACTTATGACTGTAAACCATAGACCTATCATTAAATTGTCTGACATTGAAATATTAATGTCGTAAAACGGAAAAATAACAATCTGTGAGAATAAAGCTACCAGGTAACCTATTGCCACGTTCGTTATTGATTCGGTCATTGACTGTAGTTTTGTTTGATTCATCTCTGCGCACTCACTAGCGGTTTTTGCTTGATCATTTTAAGCACTTGAGTATTTTTTGAGCTGCCTCATCGCTGTTAATTGACCATTTATAAGAATGTACCTTTACGTTAAAATATCCGTAACATTCAAATATTTCACCACAATTACCTACATGCGTTACTTTTCCATCTCTAACGCGATAAGCGACGCCTCCATACCTATAAACGCCGTCTTTTTTTGATTTTGCTTTATCTATTATTTTGTCTTGTGTTGTTATCGTAATCATCATCTACTCCCCTTAACTAAACTCTTCTGCCCATCTCTGAGCGGGTTATCAATCACATGCGTCATCGGATGATCGACGCATAGCTTTTTATTCTGGCTGTCTAATCTGATTAGCGGTGCGTTGCAGTGGGGGCAGTTGTTCATATCTGTCTTTCGTATGCGCGTTCGCTAGCGCGTTCATCTGCACTATTTTGAGCTTCATTTGATGCGGATTCAAAAGCATATCTGATAATTTCGCTCAACTCTTCTTCTGGCAGGCTATCAATTTCTAGCTGATCGCCTTTATGTTCGATAGTTTCAATTTCAAAATCAGCAGGGCAACCAGGATAGTCAAGCGTCCGCGGCTCTTCTGGTGAAAATTCGCCTGTTACTAAAACGTTCAAGCCAAATAATTCTTTAGTGAATGAATAGCTCATATTATTTATACTCCCCATCAAAAAAGTTACCGCCGAATTGCTCGCCAAGCTTATTGACCGACTTTACTTTTTGGCCGCCTTTCATGAATCTACTAGCGTATTCTATTGCTGCTTTTGAATCAGTGGAAACGACATAAATCGGCTTTCTTCGTTTCTCCAAACTTCTATAAGCTCCACTTTCTGGAACTATATTTACTTTAAATAAAAATGTTTTACCAAATTCAATCATCTCTCATTCCTCAAGTTATAAACGCGCCTGCACTCAGCGCGTATCAGTGTTTGTATGCCTTCTGGGTGTCTTTCTATCTCTTCACGCCTCATATCATTAGAAGGCAATGCAAGCACCTTGCAGGCGACGTTGTAAATAGCTAACCTCATGCTTGAAATGCTAGCTGGTTCAAGTTCATCTAAAGAAAGCGCCCCTTCGAGCGCCTTTTGAATCTGTTGTGATGGTTTCATTAAAAAGGCAAATCTTGATCGAAATCATCTGCAGGCGCTTGAATAGATGGTTGAGGTGCCGGTGCGCTTGGTTGGCTTGGTGCAGGCGAATCTGACTTACCACCAACTAAATCAACGCTATTCACACGACAAGTCAGGTATGTTTTACCTTCATGTTCACGGCTCCCAAGTTCGCCAGAAACAGCTACCTGTTGACATTTTAAAAGATATTCAGGTAATCGTGATTCTGCTTGCTTGCCCCATAACGCGCAATCAATCCATAGTGTTTGTTCTTTGTCGCCAAATCCAGATTTTACAGCTACGTTGAAATTGCAAACTGTTGAACTTCCAGCGGTTCCAAGCCTGCAGTCTTTTCCTAAGTTTCCAGTAAAGCTAAATATATTCATTCTTATAACTCCTCATCTTCATCAATATGCACCGGCGAGGCGCTTTCTAATTGCTTTAATTGCTCGATCGATAGCTTGCCTGTTTTCTGACATTGCGCGATTACTTGGTGCAGCGTCATTTCACCTGCTTTCATTTTTTCGGTCATTACTGGTAGTGCTTTTTCAAATCTTGATTGCGGGTAATCTGGCTGTGTTGTTTCTAGGTATTCAACGCTATACGGCTCGCGTGACTTTCGATTTAACGCTATTACGAACGTTAAACCTTTTTTGTCAATGTCTGATAATGCTGAAATTCTAATGCCGCCAACTTCTTTCCCTGCCCACGTAACAGAAGCATCAAACCTTAAACGAGCATGACGATTAATCCATTTATCTGTTTCAGTCCCCCATGCACCCGCTAAAATGCGCCTCATGCCTTTTGACGGCTTCCAAGGTTTGTTATTGTCACCCTCAAAGAATATTGATAGCGCCTGATCTGCACCTTCTGAATAATTAATTGCACGTATGCGAATTGTTAAGTCTGAACCTATTAAATCAGTAGCATTTAACTGATCAGATTTAGCTTCTAGCGATTTACTTATATCTACCATTTTATATCTCCATATCTGGATCAGCAGCCCAATAAGGCAAGCCGATATATTCAAGGCCACCGTCAGGCATAGGCCAATCGTTATTTTTTAAGCATTCTGCATAGGTGTTGAGATTTTGTCTGTATAGCTTGCGGCCGTATTGAATAGCCGCTGTATCAAGCCTAAATATTCGACTGATACATGGCGTGTCTTTTTCTACTGCAAGAAAATCAAAATGACCAGCTTCTATTCCAGTAGCCCATTCAAAAACATCGCTATAAAAAGCTGCTTGAACGTGGTATCTATAATTAGCGACTGATTTATTAAAATCTCTCAAGTCCTGAGTTGTTTTTAAATCAACAGAATTGAAGCCTTTCTTAATCAGCTTATCAAACTTGCATTTAACTAATACGCCTGTTTCTGGATCAGTTGCAAATACTGCCACCTCAGCCCATCCTTCTGCATCAAGCAATGCACTTGCATGTAGGTTATTGTTTACCGCCTGCTGCATATAAATAATAGAGTCTGCTTCTTTCCCTGTTAGCACATAATCAGCGCCGTGAACTTTTACGGCTTCTTTGTATGCGCTTGATCGCTTGTCGTTTACGTCACGCAAAAGCATGTAATCTTTATTAAATGATTCTGGCTCAAGTACTGCGCTATGCAACGCCGAACCAATAACCATCGCACTCGTTGCATCTGATCGCTCTTTATATGCAAAATGAGCCGGCGATCTATCAATCAAATCTAGTCCTGATTTACTGATACCACGATATGAGTGATAAGCATCGTTTGGCATATTTAGCACCAAGCAACCGGCCGCGGCTAGTTCTGGCGTTAGTTCTGTATATTCAATTATTTTCACTTTCATTCCCCTTGTTTTGTTTTTGAGATTGACATAATGATTATTTAAATGTAGCTTGTCAACACTTTATGAAAGAAAATTCAACCAAGAAGGCGAAAACATGAACAATATGATAGACGTACAGGCAATTCAAGAAAAACTTAAAACTCACAATCTACGCGCCGTTGCCGCAGAAATCGGCATACATGAAAACACCCTATACAGATTTATGAATAACCGTGACCCTCGATACTCAACAGTTAAAAAAATAAATGACTGGTTAGAATCAAGGGGCGAAAAATGCTAATACTACGTGGATACCAAGAAAAACTAATAGACGATACGCGTGAAGCATTGCGCAAGTTTCGATCTGTGTTATTAACGGCACCAACTGGT